GCAAATGCGTAGAGAAATTGTTTTGCAGATGGCTGATGGCGAGGAGAAAAGCATTCCTTTCGTTGCCAATGGCGCGACCTCGCTGCGTTTCCGTATGGTCTTCGGCAAGGAGCTCATGGACAGTATTTCCAACATCATCGACAAGGTCGGCATTGAAAAACTCGCCGGGATGATGAAGGGCGCGGAGGCTGCACAGGCCGCTGGTGATGGCGAGATCGCGCTCTCTGATATGTCTCCCGACATGATAGGTGCCGCAATCGCCATCGTAGGATCCGGCGAAATGAACACCGTTTCGCAGCTGGCGTACATCATGAATTCCTCCGCAGAGGGGAAAGACATGAAGGCGCTGAACATTGACGGCTATCTGGATTGGCTGGAGCAGTTTGAGACTATGGAGTTCATTGTCCACGCCATGGACATCATCATGCTGTATATGAACAACAGGGCCACGACCAGCAAGCCGAAAAAAAAAGAAGACCAACTGATCGAGAAGTAAATACGGCGCTGTACCTGCTACGCGCCAAGCAGATAGGTTTATCACTCGCGGAGATGGAAGAACTGGACGAGGGAATCATCTTCGATATGATCGTCGAATCCGCGAACGATAATGAGTCGGACAGCTATCACGAGCTTGCGACACAAGCGGACTTCGATAAATTCTAAAGCGGGGGTGATGATATGGCGGGTGGCCGGATCGCAGGTATTACCATAGAGCTGAACGGCGACGCAACAAAACTGACCAAGGCGCTCTCCGATGTTGACAGGTCTGCGCGTCAAAGTCAGAACAATCTGAAAGACATCAATAAGCTGCTGAAGCTGGATCCCGGCAACACCGAACTGCTCCAGCAGAAATTCACCAATCTGACCACATCCATTGACGCCACCAAACAGCGCCTCGAAACGCTCAAAGAAGCGGCGGCGCAGATGAGACTCGCTGGCAATGACAACGGCCCGGAATGGGACGCCTTGCAGCGTGAGATTGCAGAGACCGAGCAGAAGTTGAAAGGTCTCAATGCCGAGATGGACAAGTTCGGCTCCGTCGGTGCGCAGAAGATCGCGGCTGCAGGTGAACAGGTACAGCAAGTCGGCGAGAAGATCGAGGGCGCAGGCAAGGCCATCATGCCGGCGTCTGCTGCCATGATCGGCTTTGGCACCGTCGCGGCATCCAAGTATGCCGAGGTTGATAAGGTCATGACGCTGACCAATCAGACGATGGGTAATACCGCACAGCAAGCGGAGCTTCTGGAAAGTGCGATGGCACAAGCGGCGTCGAATTCCACATACAGCATGAACGACGCCGCGAACGCCTGTCTGAACTTCGCCCGAGCTGGTTTGACGGCAGAACAGTCTGCGAAGACCCTGGCACCGGCTATGAATCTGGCAGCAGGTGAAGGCGGCAATCTTGATACGGTTTCCGCTGGTCTGGTTGCCACAATCAACGGTTTCCAGGATTCGTTTGACAATGCAGCCAATTATGCAGACGTATTTGCAGCTGCCTGTAATAACTCTGCATTGGATATTGACAGCCTGTGTGATTCCATGTCCATCGCTGCTCCTGTTTTCGCGGCAGCTGGTTATTCCGTCAATGACGCCGCCCTGTATATGGGTGTTATGGCCAATAACGGTATCAGCGCAAGCGAAGCGGCAAACGCTCTGAAATCCGGCCTGTCGCGTCTGTTGCCAGAGGCAAAAGGCGGCAAATACGCCATGGAGGAGTTTGGTTGGTCTATTCTGGACAGTAATGGCAAAATGAAGGATAGCGTTACTGTCCAGAGAGAACTGCACGACGCATTTTCAAATCTGTCTGAAGCGGAGCAGATTGCAGCAGCACAGGCCATGTTTGGAACTAACCAATATTCCAAATGGCTTGCTTTGATCAACACCGCCCCGGAAAAAGTTGATGAGCTTGATTCTTCCTTGCGTGACTGTGCCGGAACTACAAAAGAGATGTCAGATGCCATGATGAGCGGTTTCGGCGGTTCCATTGAACAGCTGAAATCTTCTCTGGATGTTCTGATGACCATGCTTGGCAAAACTCTCTCGGAGTTCCTCGTTCCGATCATCCAAGGCATCTCCAATTTTCTGAATTGGCTGAATAGCCTGGATGCCGGGACACGAAGGATCATCGTGACCATCGGCATGGTTATCGCCGCCGCCGGTCCTGTGCTGATCTTCATCGGCAAGGTTACACAGGGCGTCGGTGCGCTGATGAAACTCGCACCGACGATTGTCACGGTCTTCGGCAAGATAAAGACCGTCGTGGGCGTTGTTGCCGGCGCGTTGAAAGGGCTGTGGGCCGCTATGCTCGCCAATCCGATCACCATTGTCATTGCCGCCATTGCTGCTCTTGTGGCAGGCTTTATATACCTGTGGAATAACTCGGAGGAGTTTAGGCAGTTCTGGATCAATTTGTGGGAGACCATTAAGAACGCCGTCCAGGTGGCATGGGAAGCCATAACAACGTGGATCACAACCACATGGGAGAACATCAGAACCACCGCAGAGACCGTCTGGACGGCCATCTCCACGTTCTTCTCCACGACGTGGGAAAATATAAGGCTGAACATTGAAACGGCGTGGACGGCCATCACGACATTCTTCAGCACGGCTTGGGAGAATATCAGAATCATTGCGGAAACAATCTGGAACGCCATCGTTACCTTCTTCACGACCACGTGGACAACCATAACAACCGGCGTTCAGACCGCATGGACGAACATCACCACGGTTATCTCTACCGCCCTGGAAGCCATCAAGACAGCTGTCACTACGATCTGGAACGCCATCAAGACCGCGATATCTTCCGTGCTCAGCGCCATCGGCAGCGCGGTATCCTCTTCATGGAATACCATCAAGTCGAACATCACAAACGCAATGAACAACATCAAGTCCGGCATCACAAGCGCATGGAACAATATCAAATCTGCGGTGTCCAGCGCACTCAGCAGCATCGGCAGCACGATTTCCAGCGGTTTCAATAACGCAAAGAATACCATAACCAGCATACTGAACTCCATAAAAAGCACCATCCAGAATATTTGGAACGGTGCTGTGAACATAGTGAGCGGTGCTGTAAACAGGCTGAAGTCTTTGATGAATTTCAGCTGGTCTTTGCCTCATTTGAAGCTGCCGCACATCACGATCTCTGGCTCGTTCTCTCTGAATCCTCCGTCCGTGCCGCACTTCTCCATCGAATGGTACAAGAAGGCCATGGAAAACGGCATGATCTTGAACAGCCCGACGATCTTCGGCGCGGCTGGCGGCAATCTGCTGGGTGGCGGCGAGGCTGGCCCGGAAGCTATCGTTGGCGTGGATTCGCTCCGCAGCATGATCGGCGATGCCGTAGCTGCTGCCGCCAATGGTCTCGGCGGCGACATCACCATCCCGGTGTACATCGGACAGCAGCGCCTTGATACCATCGTTGTCAAGGCTATGCAGAGAAGCAATTACAGGTCAGGGGGCAGATAAACCATGCTGAACATAATCAAGGTCAATGGCGAATGGCTCCCCGAGCCTGATGATGATCTGGACTTCGTGGCCGAAAAGATCAAAAACGAAAACCAGACGGAAGCTGGCACCACCCTTGTCATTGTGACGAGGGTGGAGAAGCTTTCCATCAAAGGGAGCTGGAAACTGTCTGGCGCGTGGATGGATAAATTCAGATCGTACCGGCAGGCCGATACGGTCACTGTTGAGTGCTATTATCCGAACAGCCGAGAGCTGACCGCGCACACATGCCAGTTTGAGATTACAAGCGAGACCCACATCACAAAGGCCCGTCGGCAGCTGCTTGTCGATGGGCTTTACGAAGTGGATGTGGAGATCACGGAGCTGTAAATGTACGCAGTTTCCGAGGCATTCCTGGAAGCCATGAAGAAGCCGGTGCAGCACTCCCGGCTTCGCGGTTCCGTCAAGGCAAGCGCATGGAATTACTACTTCACCGAGGACAACATCCAGAAAGGCTCATTCAGCCTGACCAACCAATGCTCCGGCAATGACAACGTGGAGATCGGCACCGTGTACATCGGGGAGCTGAACGTCACCTTTGTCAACCTGGGCATGCAGCGGTATTCTCTTAAGGACGGCATCATCACGCCTACATACTACCTTCTGACAGATGACGGCTGGGAGCCTGTCCCTCTGGGCGTGTATCGCATCAATGAGGCCAACTGGACGCAATGGGGCGTGGAGATCACAGCATATGACAACATGGTGCTTTTTGATAAGCGCCTGTCCATGAGCTCATCCAGCGGGCGGCTGTATGACTTCCTGTCTCTTGCCTGTCAAGCCTGCCGTGTGCAGCTCGGCATGACGGAGGCCGAGGTCAACGCCCTTCCGAATGGCATGATGACGCTTGCCGTATACCCGGAGAATGACATCGAGACATACCGCGATCTGGTGTCCTGGTGCGCCCAGACCGCTGGCGGCTATGCCACGATGGACCGCGAGGGCAAGCTGGTGATCCGGCTGTACGGCGTTGAGCCGGTGGACACCATCGACAATTACAACCGGCTGACCGGCGCGAAATTCTCTGATTTTGAGACGCGCTACACCGGCATCAGCTGCGTGAACATCGCCGAGAAGACCACGACCTACTATTCCGTGGGATATGACGATGG